ATTAATTGTTTAACCGTATTGTTAGAAAACATCCCGGCGCACGGCGGCAATCATTTGTGCCTTGCCGTCTGCAATGGTCACTTTCCCGATGCAATGAGAAAGCCGCTCGGTCAGGCCGCTCGCCATCGGCATGGTCAGCATGACAACCCGCCCAAGCAAATCGGCCAGCGTTACATTAAATCCGTCACCAAGGTCCACCGTCGCCGATTCGCAAACTTCTTGCGAAAGCTCAAAGTATTGGTCTTCGTCGCTCTGGATGTGCTCCGGGTAAAGCAGCGTCAGAAGCTCGTGCATTTCAAGATCGTCAAGTGGTTGTGTTTTCATATTCGTTCCAATTTTCTAACTCTGCGCTCAAGCGGGACCGCTGCGCGGCCCCTTAGCTTCGGCGTTAGGCCGCATAGTCCGAATACTTCTGGTTCGCCAGCCGTGAAACCTCGGTCGCAAACGCCTTCACGTCGTCGTTGCGCTTCTTCACGTGCAACTCAAGCTCGACAATCTTTTGCCGCAGGCCGTCTTGCTCGCGCACAGCCGCCAGCACCGACTTTTCAAAAACCGCTAACACGTCAGTCAACCGGACGTGCCGCAAGCGGCCCGCCGGTTACTTCGGCGATATAAGCCCTATCCCAAAACTCACGCCTCTGCTGCTTAGTCATGCTCTTACCTTGGTCTAGCTCATAGTGACAAGTAGGGCATAAAGCAGCGCATAGCGCATCACTTACCTTTAGCCCCATACCCTTGCCCTCGTTTCGATGGGCCGCCTGCGAAGGCCCTGTAGCCCCACAGGATGCGCAATCAAGGCTTGCCACTAAACGCCTAAACTTTTCGCTACGCCAGATCATTCGAACCAATCCGAGGTAAACATTACTTTTAAATCCGTCACGGCAAACGCCTGGACTTTTTCCAAATACTCCGAAAACTCCTTAACCTTAAGCTCTGAGGTACTCCTTAACTGCCTTTTTGTGTACGTCCTTTTACTACCTGCTACCTTATATTTAATAATTTCGTAGCCTAAAAACTGTCTTTTAAATAGCTCGTGCCAGGCGTCTACGCTCCATCTTTGACCGTCAATACTGGCTTGCTCGCTAATCTCTTTTAAAACGACCCCCCAGTAATATCTATTGGCCGCTAAAGACCTGTCTAACTCATACTCTTTAACCTTTATAAGCACTGGCACGTTTTGCAGCGTTAAAGGTTTAGCGACCTCCTCCCATGCCGTTTTAAGAGCTTGGTGCGCTTGCTGAGGGCTCCTAGCCACAACGTCAACCACGCATAGCCTCGCAGGCTTGTATTGCATCATCCCGGCTTAATACAACGGCTAAAGGCCCTTTACAGGTTTTATGAAACCTTTCCTGCGCCTCGGTCAATCTGCGCTCACTAGGTGACTTTGCGCCGTCTTTAACCTCGAGCAAAATCCATTTTTTATGCGCGCAGACTAAAAGGTCGGGGAAGCCTTGCCCTACCCGGCTCATGTCATACACGTCAAAACCGTACCTACGGAGGTCTTGCACAATCTCCGAGTGATTAGCATCTACTTTGGCTGCACGTCTAGGCATGGTTAATCCAGCTATCCCAAGCGGTTGCCGTCTGGTAGTCAAGTGACCGTCTTACCCAGCCCGGCAAAAGCTCTTGAGTCGCAATCCGGTACTCTCTAAAACTATTAGCCTTACTCTCTCGTTTTGAGACTGTCCTGACCTCAATGGTTGTACTAGCTTTAAGCGTATGCAGTGCATTAAGTATTTGCATCCGGCTGTAGCCTTTAAAGTGCGCTGTAAGCGCGTCTGTGGTTACCCAGTTTTTATCCGATAAATAAGCAGCAATCTGCTTAGTTAGAGGCACCACTGGATCAGGTTTGATAGGGACTCTTACGATGTTTAACCAGTTATCAGCGCTTAACATGACTTACTCCTCTTTGGGCTCAAAATTGATCCCTTCGGCCTTGCAATCACCAGTCTCCAGCCGCTGAAAACGCGCCGGGAAACCGTTTTTATTCCCGTTAACAAGGTCAATGCCAAAGCTTGGGTGATAACAAAAACCAACTATTGCAGCAAAATGTTTACAGTTAACGCATAGTTTTACCGGCTCCATTGCTCACCTCTTCTGAAAGATCAATCAATTTGTCTATTTAAAAAAGCTTTACTTGCTTAGCCACATGGTTAATTCTCTTCTCTGCAAGCTGCAGGTAGTCTGGATTGCGTTCAATTCCAATAAATTTGAACCCCTCCAAATACGCGGCTTTACCTGTTGATCCGCTACCCATAAAAGGATCAAGCACCACACCACCCGGGGGCGTGATAAGTCGACACAGGTAGCGTTTTTAAAACATCCAAACAGTCGCCTTGATATAGCGATATGTCTAACATTTACTCTCCGCCCATTTAAAAGTTTGCTCGCTCCAATTGCCGTTTTTAAAAGCCAGTACCGCTCCTGCTGCCTTAAGCTTTAAGGCTGGCCTGTTTTGCAGCTTTAGCCATCGCGCTATGCAGTGCTTGCATTGCAGGTTGTAGACATAAGGTTTTTCACAGTCTTTGCACTCAAATTGAGCCATAAGAATCTTTTCTGGCCTGCGCTCTATAACTCTCCCAACCGAAGGCGTGCCACTGGGAAGACTCTCTGAGCCTATCAAAGCACCTTTCCCCGATGTATTGTTTTAAGCCTTTTGCATCTTGATTAGTCAGTAATATGGTTGGCTTTAAATCGCGGTAACGACGGTCAAGGACGTCAAAAATAATGGTTTGCTCTCCATCGGTGCCATACTGCACGCCGATCTCATCTAAAACCAAAAGGTCAACACCACCATAAATGGCGAGTACCTCAGACTCACTTTTATCTGACGCCTTACGCCAGGTCGCCCTGACTTCGCGAATCATTGACATGCAGGTTGTATACAAGCCAACATGCAAAGGCAGCACAGCCTGCAAAATCGCAGCAGCTAAATGGCTTTTACCTGTACCGGGTAGCCCGCCAAAAATTAAACCCTCACCTCTTTTAAGGTGCTCAGGGAAGTTATCCACATACTGCATGGCTGCTACTAAAACCGCTTTTTGCTCAGTGGTTGAAGCTTTAAAGTTTTCAAAAGTCCTGCCGATAAACCTTTCAGGGATTGCTGCACTGGCGATCTGTTTTTCTAAATTCCGGCGGGCACGCTCTGCTGCTTCAGCTGCCTTTGCTTTACGCTCCTCAGCTAAAGCGATCTCTTCGCAGGCTGGGCATGGTGTCCAGACCTCATGCTTACCCATGTACCTTGCCCCTGCGCTCACATAGGGGCCGTGGGCTGGGCAATCGACAGTGCGCTCACCCAGTGGCACCTGCAATGGCACGTTTGCGCCTAAAGCGGCCGCAATCACTTTGGATAGGTTTGGTTGCTCAGGCAAACGTTCCATCAGCGTTGATCCCTTCGGAGTAGTTGAGTTTGTCAAAACCGCTATGGGCTGCGCGCTTAGGCGCGGCACCGTTTGGCGGTAAAGCTGCTGCGAGCCAGGTCAGCGGTTGGATAGGGTTGGCCTTGATGCACTCTCGCAGCTTGTCCACCAAGGCAAGATCCCCGTGGATGTGTCGCAGCCTCCCCAAAAACGCTCTAGCCTGCTTCTCAGGCGTGCCTGCGTTGGTCAGCATGGGGACTCCGTAACCAAAAATTATTTCTTCGGGGTTTGCTGACGACGGCGGCTTTTCGCCCGTATCGTTAGATACGGAACTAATATTGGTAATGGGATTGGGATTGGGGGCTTTATGAGTTGGTTTTTTCTGGGTTTCAGAATCAGAACCTAAAAAAACCGGCTGGGTTATTTTTGGTTTCTGTTTTACAGGTCTACCACCTTTCATTCCATTGGTTTTTGCGCGCTCTGCTAAAGCCCTGGCTTTTGCTATTTCGGCGTCGCATCTTGTATGTGACCACCCCTCTTCTGTTTGTGTAAAAAACTCTTTTAGTACTGTTTCTACGGCTTGCTTTTCATCCTTTGAGGCCGCTCTAACCAATCTGCACGCTTGCCCTACGTCTAAAGGGATCTTTGCCTCACGGCTGTAATAAACATCGAGCAAGCGTCTATAGGCTGCATCCTCAAGCCAGGTTAAATGAGCGGTTGCGGTCAGGTAATCGCCAATGTGATGCGGGTAAAAATTCATACAGCCTCCCTCCTGCCGTCTCTCCAAACGCGCCGCCCACAGATGATGCTGGGATACTTTCGATAATCTCGATTGGGCGGGATATTGGCTAACAGGTTGTAGTTTTCGAGCGGTTTAAATGGCGCTGACTCTCTTAAGGTTGCCCTACCTAAGGTGACTTTCTCTTGCACTAACCAGCGCTCTAAAAACGATTGAGCGAATGTTTTTTCTGGGGGGTCGAGCCCATCAAGCTTGGCGATAATATCGGCTAGCTGGTACAGCGGCATTAGATCATCTACTAAGACTAGACCTCGACGGCCAAGAGCATATAAAACGCTATCTCTAACCCTTTGCCCACTTGTATATACGCTCATATCTACCTCAACTATCTAAACCTGCCTTAACAACTATCCGCTGGTAAAACACTTATCTTGTTTTTTGCCGCACCGGTAACGCTTGTTTGGCCGTTTATCGCAATTCCGACTTTTTTTCAGCGGGGAAGGGAATAATTCGCCTCCCATGAAAAAAAACCGCATCAATGAAAAAACCCCTACCGGCCCGAAGGCCAGCAGGGAAACCACCGTTAATGTCAGACGGTGGGAGGGTATTGGCGCCTGCAACGTCATATCAGGCCTCTTTAGCTTTTGTGTTGGGGGTGGGACGGGGAGGTTTGTTAATAAAAACAGCTTTATGCAAATCTTGGAGAGCCAAATAATTCCGGGACAAAACGTCAGACACTTCCCCGCGCTCAATCTTGCTGATTGTTGGCTGTGGAATGCCGGTCTTAGCCGCAATCTTTGCCTGGGTCATCCCGGTGGCCCTGATTGCCAAAAGCAGGTCTTTTGCTTCCATCATTTTATTCCTTTACGACTATTTTAATCTAGCGCAAATGAATATGCAAGTACGATTAAATAGCGTAATGGATACTCTTGCGAAAAGAATAAAATTCGCCAGAAAAAAACGGCAGTTGACTCAGGCAGACTTGAGTAAGTTGTCAGGCGTGGCTCAATCCGATCTCTCAAAACTAGAGCAGGGGAAATCCCTGAAGACTACTAACCTAGTCAAGCTTGCAAAAGCGTTAGACTGCAACCCTGAGTGGCTAGATACAGGTGACGGTAATATTTGGGGATTTAAGCACCCAACCCAAAACGAATTAAGCTCCTACCCCGTTAAACCAGAGCGCTTTAAACGCGTTTGGGTTGTTGGTAAGGCTGCTGGTGGCGTAATCCCTGAAAGACTGTGGACAGACGGGGACTATCCGGTAGGAGCGACGGATGAATATGGTGATTTTTTAAGCTCAGACCCTCATGCTTTTTTAGTGGCCGTAACAGGTACTAGCATGGTGCCGCGATACAATCCCGGAGAGCTTGCCTTGTCATTGATCCCGTCATGTTTGCGCAGGAACGCTATTAGTTGTTCAGTTGAATTGTTCATCAAAGAGTCCTGCGAAGGTCTTCTGTTCTTTCTTCGTTGTTGACACTAGTTTTTGGTCGGCCAGACTATTGCGCTCCCAAAAATACCCGTCGTGATAGCCTTGTATCGTGTCATCTGATTCGGCTCGAATAAGCCTCTTCACAGCCATCTGGCAGTAGTCTGGCTCTTGTTCAACCCCAGAAAACGTTCTATTCAGCTTCTTTGCGACTACACACGTCGTTCCTGAACCAAAGAACGGATCAAATACAAAATCGTTCGGCTTTGAACTCGCAAGAATTAGCTTGGCAATTAACTTCTCCGGCTTCTGCGTCGGATGATCTGTGTTTTCTGGCATAGACCAAAAAGGAATGGAAATATCTGTCCAGAGATTGGAAGGGTGCGTTAGGCGATAGTTGCCATTGGTCGTTTCCTCCCAGTCCTTTGGTTCGCCCGAGGAATGACGATAGGGCGCAATAACCTTTCGCTTTAGCTTGACGGCCTCCACATCAAAATAATAGTCATTCGAAACGGTGCAGAACCAAATATCTTCTGAGCAGTTTTTCCAGTTGGAAGTAGCCCCACGACCTTTCTCGCGTTCCCATGTGATGCGGTTTCTAACAATGAAATGCTTTTCAAGGACTGTTTGCACCGATTTCGATGATTGCCAATCACAGCAAACATACAGCGAGGCCGTTTTCTTCAAACACCTCTTCAACTTCGTTATCCATGAGTCAAGCCAATCTTCATATGACTCGGACGAAATTTTTGAGAACTTGCTGTTCCCAAATCTCTTGTTCAGGTTATACGGCGGGTCGATGATTAACAGATCAATGAACTGATCTGGCAGAAGATCAGCGCATGAGAACAGATCTTGATGAATTAGCTTGCCCTCGATTTCCTTTGGGGTACAAGGCGCCTTTAAGGTGATTGTTTGACGCATAAGGGCACTTTTCTCGTCCTCATGGACGATCAGGGTTCTGTTGCGTGGCGCTCTTTCTTTCATTTCGTAATGATACCTCGGTGGTTCTTGGTTTCTAACGTGAAGTAGCAATCCTAATTGACGCAAAGCTTTGCGTCAATCTTAGTGATTTTGCATACATATACCGGTTGCCCACGTATTGAAACAAGGACATAGGCGATAGACCTGTTCACTAGCGATTTTGGAAACTACGTCAGGTTCAACGGCGCGAGTCAAGCTCCGAGGCCTGAACGGTAATTTTCTTATAATTCATCCAATATTCGTCAAACCAATGCTCGCCAAGTTTGGAAAACATGCCACGGCCCTCTTCGGTTGCCGTTCGCAGGGCATGGATTTAGCCTTTTAAACTCAGCCTTAACGGCGTAGCTTCGGTGGGTTTTTGCGTCAACGGAGGATAGGAGAGTGAGTGCTAAGCCAAAAATAATTAATGTTTTTATTGGAGCTATCACGACGCTGCCTTAAGCGCACAAAATCACAATCATACCCTACCCCATACCCGCCTAATGGCGGTTTTTTGTTGTTGTTTTTCTTCTCGCGTAAAAAAATATTCTTTTACGCTTGACTTTAATTATTCTTTTAAGCATAATTAAATTATCAAAAACAGCCTTTAAACAAAATGCAAACCGCCACGACAGCCCAAAAAGCCCGCGAAATAGCCAGCCTCTACATGGCTAACCAATTTGTTGATTGGCTCTTAGAAAACCCCATTACCGAGCGCCAGCTCCTTTGCTGGATGGCCGCTCAAGACGTGCAAGGCTGGCTACCGATCAGCAGGATCTACCGTCAGTTTATTAACTCCCCGGAACGTGATTGTTTGCTCGATTTTTTAATCGAGAACGATCCCGAATGCTTAACCCTCCTGCGCTGGCTAAAAGCTTGTAGCGAAGGCCATTGGGTGGGCGTGGACGGGGTTTATGAACAGTTTATCGATTGGCTAATGGCTGATTAATACAAAAAAGGAGCGGGCATAAATGAGTAATGCATTAGTTAATTTAACCGGCAAGCTAGCGGATCGGTTCGGAATGGGGCCAGAAAGCGACCCACTGCCAATCTTAAAAGCGACGGCCTTTAAAGGCCCTGTCACAGATGCGCAGATGGTCTCTCTATTAGTGGTAGCACATCAATATGGGCTTAACCCCTTTACAAGGGAAATCTACGCTTTCCCCGACAAAAACAATGGGATTGTCCCGGTGGTAGGCGTTGATGGATGGAGCCGGATAATCAACGAAAACCCTCAATTCGATGGGATGGATTTTGAGCAAAACGAGGAGTCCTGTACGTGCATTATTTACCGCAAAGACAGAAAACACCCGATAAAAGTGACGGAGTACATGTCTGAGTGCAAGCGTGACGCAGGGCCTTGGAGATCTCACCCCCGGCGGATGCTGCGCCACAAAGCCATGATTCAATGCGCGCGCCTTGCTTTTGGGTTTGGCGGGATTTATGAACCTGATGAAGCTGAAAGGATTTTGGACGGTGACGTACCTGTTTTTAAAAGCACAAAAGCTGCAACTGTAGCCGCTCAAAACGAGCCAGAAGGCTTAGAAGACTTTGAGAAAGCTTATTTGGAGCTTATGCAAAAAGCTGCAGAAAACGGTCTTGAGGCCCTAGAAAAAGCTTTTAACTCTGCCCCCGCTTCAAAACTGCGTACTGCATTTTGGATTAAGCATGGCTCCTCCCTCAAAGAGATTGCTTCTCAAGCCCTCTTAATTGATGCCGAGACGGGAGAGATCGCGCAATGATTATCCAAGGGAGCGAAGAGTGGTTTACACAGCGGCTTGGCAAAGTAACTGCTAGCCGATTAGCGGACGTGTTGGCAAAAACAAAAACAGGCCCATCAGCAAGCCGCGCTAATTATATGGCTGAACTCATTGCTGAGCGCCTTAGCGGCATCCGATCTGAGAAATTCGTAAGCGCTGAGATGAAGTGGGGCACAGAATGCGAGCCGCTAGCCCGCGCGGCCTATGAGGCCGAAACGGGAGCTTTTGTGTGTGAGGTCGGAATGATTACCCATCCAGCTATACCCATGGCTGGCGCCTCTCCGGATGGATTAATTAGTGATGACGGCGTGTTGGAAATCAAATGCCCAGAGACAAAAACCCACTTTGAGACCATCCTTTGCGGGGAGGTACCCACTAAATATATACCTCAAATTCAATGGCAGCTCGCGTGCACAGAGCGCGCATGGTGTGACTATGTGAGCTTTGACCCTCGATCCCCCGCCGATCTCCAGCTCTTCGTTAAACGCGTACCGCGAGACGGCGAACTTATTAAAAAATACGAAGCAGAGGTTCTTAGTTTTCTGGAGGAGCTTGAGTCTAGGGTTTCCCAGTTAAACGCATGGCGACTATCAAAAACCGCAGAAAGGAAATGCGCATGAACGTTTTTACTTTTACCGGGCGGCTAGGCAAAGATGCTGACCTGCGCTATATGCAAAACGGCAAAGCAGTATGCGGCTTTAGCGTTGCGGTGGAGTCTGGTTATGGAGATAAAAAGACCACTAGTTGGATTGATTGTGCGCTGTTCGATAAACGGGCAGAGGCGCTCCATCCCTATTTACAAAAAAGCGCTCTAGTTGCCGTAAGCGGTGAGCTCACTATAGAGCAATGGACGGATAAAGACGGCAACAAGCAGCGGGCAGTGAGGGTGCGCGTAGCGGAACTAACTTTACTAGGCGGGAAACCAAAATCTCAGCAAGCAGAAGCAGAGCCCCCGCCTAAGCGAGCGGTACACGATGACCTAGATGACGATGTACCTTTTTAACGGGGGCGGAATATGTTTAGCCACACAAGCACAAGCAGAAAAATAGAAATAATCGAAAACCGTAGAGACAGGCTCGCAGAGATCGTGTTTAGAACCAAGTTACCCGAATGGAAGTGGAGCCCAGAAGGACTAGCGGTCTACTGCTACCAATACGCAGACGCGATGATTGCAGCGGGGGAAGTTGAGGATGAGGGAGTCGAAGAGGCCCCTGAAGAACCGAAAGTAAGGCTTACCTTAGACAGTAAGGTGCGCGTGAAACTCACAGATTATGGCCGCGCTATCCTCGCGAAAGATCTTGTAGAGGCACCAATTGAAGAGCAATACATCCCGCCAGAAGAGGATGCAGACGGCTGGAGTACGTTCCGCTTATTGTCACTGTTTATATGCTTTGGCCTGGATGTGTCTAAATACGGACCTCGGCCCTTTGAAGACATTGAGGTGGTCGAATGACCTACCTTAAAAACCACCTATCAGACCTAGCCGCTTATGTACTAGGTGCATTAGTAATCATCGGCCTTTTTTTAGCAGCAATTGAAACATGTGTGGAGGGAGCGTGTGTATGAAAACAGATATCCAAATATTACGTGAGATTGTAGGAACAATATCCGCCGTAAGAGATGGCTTTTACCCTTTTAACCCAGCGCGCGGTTACTCAGACAGTGACCCCGAGCGCTTTAACCCTAATGATTACGCACACCTCCGTAGTTTTTACGATCACATTACCGGCCTATCTGATGCAGCGCCAAGCGTACTTTTTGAGGCTTACTATGAGCTTGCATTAGCGCGGGAAGGAAGCCAGGCGAAAGAGGTTGCGGCTAGGGATTTAGTTGCTGCTTAGGAGACAAACAATTGAGCATAATTTACCATTTTCCGATGTACACTCGCCTCCAACCACGAACTAAGTGGACTGGCCAAAAAATCACCAACACGAAGCGGCTAATCTTGGATAAGGCCGCCAAGCTCGCGGCTAAGCATGCTTGCGCCGAAATAACTGCCCATGATTTTCTGCTTGCCGCCGCTCGCGGGGAAATCTGCCTCCGCGCAATAGTGCATCGAGAAGCAAGACTTAGAAAATATGACGGCGGCATTTACTGCAACGAAGGAACTCCCACCGAGAACATGATTCCTGAAGGCGCCATTCTGACACTGCCCGTTTCTGCTTGCCGCCAGCTTGCTAATATTGGCCGCGCGTCCTGGCGAACAATAGACGGGTATAAAGACATTGGCGGTGTAACGATGCGCTTTGAAATTGCATCTTTGCTTGACGAAGAACCGGATTTTGAAACCACTTTGAGTGACTGCTGCGTGAGTGGCTACGATGTCCATGCGCTCGCAGATGCATATATTGATCCAGATGTCTGCACTAAAAATCGAAAGCCAATATGAGCGGCCTAATAGCAAAAATCTGGTATTGGCTCATAGGCTCAGGAAACTTAACAAAAGAGGAGCTTGTAGCCGCTAAACAATCCACCGAAGCAGCCTATCATCGATCCAAAAATCTACAGGATAAGCGTAGGCTAGCGAGAGAAATTTATAAGCTTGAGAAAGAGATTGGAGGGATGGTATGACACCTTGGCCTGATGATGTTTTTGACTGCGCGGTAAGACTAGCACGTAGCCTTGGCTATCGCGAAATTGATGTATCACTTAAAGATGACCGAGTGTACGTAAATTACCCTGAGTGGAGCGATAAGTGGCGCGAACTTGACCCACGTGATCCTACTGTATGGGGGGCTTTGATAGGGCCCCCGGGGGTGAAAAAACTGAAATATCAATCGTTCGATTTTTTTACCGTCATTTACGATGGAGGGAAACGCGGCGTCCCGGCCATAGAAGCTGATTACGTTGCAACTTGCGGCG